ACCTCGTCGAGTGCCATGTTGATGAGACCAGCAACGTTTTCAGCAAGGAGCCAATTGGGTTGTGCTTCGACAATAACTCTGAGCATTTCCTTCCAGAGCCAACGGTCATCCTTTTTGCCTCTTTGCTTCCCGGCAGCACTGAACGGCTGGCAGGGGAATCCGCCTGTGATGAGGTCAACTCCTCGGAAGGGGGTTGCGTCAAAGTCGTGGATGTCTGAATGGATGGGTATACCTGGGAATCGTCTTGAAAGAAGTCGCTTTGGAAAATCTTCATATTCTACAAATCCTACTGTGGTGAAACCTGCCCAACCTGCAGCAAGCGCAAAACCTCCAATCCCACTGAAGAGATCGAGATGGGTTCTCACTCCTCGTCCTCCTTGATCCTGCTTGGAGTTGGACCGACCTGTCCCTGGTACTTCCCTCTGTATGGTCTCTTGGATTGTCCATGTAGGTTGTGCATCACCAACTGGCAGATCCGCATCATTGGTTTCAGCAGTACCGGAGCATTCGATTGGTTCACCAGTTCCAGGGTGATCTGCCCCACAAATCCGGCATCGATGAATCCTGCATTCTGCACCTGGATGCCGAGTCTACCTACGGAGGACCTCCCATGCACGACTCCGCACATGTGATCTGGCACTTTGATGATCTCATTGGTGCTTGCCAGCACAAATTTACCTGGGTAGAGCACAAAACTCTCAACGGGTGCCAACTTGTGGGGGTAGTCTTCGTTTGTGGTGATGTACGGACGATCATCCGGCAAGTGAGGGACCAGGTAGTCTTCTGCCAAGGTCAGATCCACTGAACAGGGTCCGAGATGGACATCTGAAGGGATGTAGCCACTGTGAATCAATTCCATCAATTTCTCATCCGATAAGACCATAAAAATTTCCTATATATATATGGTATGAATTACTGGGGGGTTTCGGGGGGCACCCTCTCGAGCACTACCTTCCCTGACTTGGTTCGTCCGCAGGTCCTCCACCCAGCTGCCTTAAAACAGAATCCAGGGTTAACTGAGGTGATCTTCTCCGCATCAACATAGGTGTAATGCCTCTCACCAGGCCAGCAGTGATCAGCGATTCGGTCTGCCTGTCGGACAAGGTCCGAGGATCTGTGGTTTGATTCGTTTCGGAGATCGCGCAGTTGATTCCCTCTTGCCCACTGTCATCTATGAATTTGCGCCAGACCCAGATGGCATCACACTCCCAGGTCCGCAGTACCAGTTTCTCGCCTGGACCCACGAACAACTTGGGGGGGGGGTGTCCCGTCTGCAAAGATCCTTCTGCTGTAATGTCGATCAAACAGCTCTCGCACATACTCATCTCCGTCCTTGGTGATCCACCAGACAGGGTCCAACTAGACCACTCCTCCCACATTCCTCCTGCGGCCTCGTTTCTTCCTCCGATACTGTCCAGATGCGCCTGCTGCTGTGCTTGCGAATGTGAGGACCAACGAATCTGCAAAGTCGGTGGAACGCCCCAACCTCTTCTTGGTCTCGGCCTTGCTCTCGACGATCATCTTGCCACTGCTGTTGAACGAGTACCGTGGCGCAGTCAGGTCTGCGATGAGACTGTCGTCATTTGGGATCTGCACCTCTTCATTGAACCATTGCTTCGTCAAGTCCCAGAGTTCTGCACGCAGATTGGCGTATCGGTCTGCCATTGCTGGGGATTCGGAGACGTTCACCCCACGGGCTGGGATGTCGAGTTCCCGCAGTCGGTCCAGCACTCCTGCCCCCAATCCAATGCTGTCCACCAGGATCTCCTCTGGAGGTTCGTCACTGCTGTGCAGGAGATCCAGCACCCGTCCAGCCAGTTCCATCAAGGACAACTTCTTCCAACTGTGCAGTTCCTGCAGGTGACGACCTTGGCGGATACAGAGCACACTCGCATCATCTCCATATCGTGCGACATCCAATCCCCAGACTACGGGGGTTCCTTCCGGTTGTTCGACTTTGCGTTTGCTGGCTTGCTCCACGGCATGGAGACTGATCAGAGTGTCGTCTTCGGCAGTTGGAAACTCACCATATACCCGCACTTTCATTGCGTTGCTGCCTATACCGTACTTCAGTTCCATCTCTGAAATGAAGTCTGGAGAGACCAGGGGAGAATCGAGGCAACTCACCTGTTTCGTCCACCAACTGTCCCGCAATCGGGTGTGCGTTTCGTAGAAATACCCTGAGGACCTAGTGGGGTTGCCGAGCAGAATCGTTGTGGCATCCTTGCCAGACATCGAACCATACGCGGCCTCAAAGACCGACTCTGGTACTCCAGATGCCTCGTCTACGACCAGCAACACATGATCTGCATGGACTCCTGCCAGAGATTCTGGGGATTCGGATCTGCTCGTTCGGGCTGAGATGAATGCCTCGGTTGGAGAAGAACCCAGCTCAATCCGGTCGGACTTCATCTCCAGCAACGATTTGATTGGGGTGGGGAGTTCCTTGATCCATCTCTTGCACTCTGCAAACAGAGCATCGAACAGTTGGGATGCCGTTGGTGCTGTGACCACCACCTTGACCGGATACCTCGTCAGGAGAAACCAGATCATCAACCAGGATGCACAGGAGGATTTCCCGACTCCATGCCCTGAGCGGATGCTGCACCTCCGCTGTCCCTTTGCCACTGCAGACATCACCTCCCGTTGCCAGTCCTGGGGGGTGACTCCCAGCAGGTCCTCGACAAAGAGATCTGGATGCCGTTCGTAGGTCAGGATGAGTTCAGAGAGATGCATTAGGGTGCTCCGAATAAATCAAGTTGGACACTGGAGTGATTACGGTCCCAATGCCTCGGAGCATTGAACGATTCAATCCGATCTATCAAAACCATTGCTCTGCCATGAATGCTCAATTTGTCAAATGTTGAGGAGTTGTTGAAAATGGAGTTGCTGCTCAAGCTCAAGTTCCGACCTACGGCTGTAGAGTCTGCAGATGCAAATGGGACCTTGCAGAAAATTTCTGGATGTAAAGCCCGTAATCCATGTAGTTTGATTGCAGTCTTCCCGTCCTTGTCTGTGATGCGGTCAAGGGCCTGGTGCAGTCGAACCCAATAATTCTCTGAATTTGGGGACAAACCTGCCGTTGTCCCAATACAAACTCTCTCAAATTGTTCTGCCAACCACTCCAACTTCTGCAGTGATTCGTTGAAATGCCAAACTGGAGTTCCTCCAGGCAACGGACAGTTCTCAATCAATTCATTGTTCTCATCCTTCTGTCCCATCAATCACATCGGGAATGATCCAGAAATCACAGCACGGGTCCTTCAGATCACTGACAAACTTGTAGTAGTCTCCCCAGTCTGTGGTCTTCCCTGAGTTCCAGAAACTGTAGGCCCATTGTCCAGCATCCACGACTGACAAACCTCTTGCACAATTGACAACTGTGACAGGTCTGCATAGGACACACAGGCATGTCTGGACTTCAAAATCCTTGTGACCTGATCATCACTTGCGGCAATTCTAGTCCCGTGATAGTGAATCATTCTACTGTGCGGAGTTTGTTGATTCCCAGACTCCAGATGAATCCACCCACACACTTTGCTGCAAACTGTCCTGCAATGATCCAAACGGGGAATCCTCCGAATGCCAGCACGGGGAACAGGATTGAGTCTGTCAATGATCCCAGCAGGTTGGAAGAGTTGGAACGGACGAGGTACGGGTGATCTTTTAATTTGTGGTAGACCAAGGAGTCCAGTAGAGCAGAAACCCCAAAGGCTGCGGCACTGGCTAGAGCGATCTGCAAGGCGTCGAGGTTCAACAAAATCGTCAACCCTGACCCTGCAGAGATCAACAGGGCCATGTTGCGTTTCAGGTTCTCCTTCCAGCAGTCATGCAGGTAGTCTCTCAGAGAGAGGTCTAGCCCAATCAACAGAAAGGCGTTGATGATCGAGACAGATGGGCCAAACTCCAGAATGAGGAGGTTGGCGGAAACGATGGCGGCTAGGTAAATGATGATGGCAGTTCTCTGCATGGGTCTCCTTAATCTTGTAAATCGTCAATGATGATCGCACCTTCCTCTCCCCAGATTTTCTCGGCACTGATCTTCCAGATCGAGGAGTCCTCTTCTCGCAGGCAGTCAAAGGATTTGATGAAGTTGTCGAGATCCGGTCTCTGTCGGTGGGGGGTTGAAACCATCTGCAGGCGTTTGCGTTTGGACCAGGAACTCGGCATCGGCACAATGAACCGGACATGGAAGGCATCCGGCAACTCCCAGCCTCCGCACTGCTGTCTCATCTCGTCTGCAAATGCTCGGTAGGATAGGACAGAAGGTCTGCGTTTCCATTTGTCTGCCCTCGTCATCCTCGGCTTGGCAACTGGGGAAATTTTGAAAATTTTTAGCATGGGTGTGCCGTTTTAGGTTCTAGGGGGTACGGGGGGAGTACGTCACCTTGATGTCGTGCGAGGTGCAGATTTGTTTTATTTTTGACAAGTCTGCAGAACCCTTTTCACCAAACAAATGTATGCGTGGTCGGTGAGCTGGGAAATAATGGGCATAACTCAACACCTGACCGAGTGCAGATTTCCAATTTCGGATATGCTTCACCTCAATCACTTCTTCTTCTGTTAGTAAATCAATGCGACCTGCATCACAGCGAACCTCCAACTGTCCTCCGACTTTTTGCCAAAGGGAATATTGAACCTGTTCTTCTGGACACTTGAACTGTTGGGTTTTTAATTTTCGCTCCCTGCGTCTTTGCGTCTCTCGTCTTTCCTGGGCACGTTTATAGCGAGCGTCTCGAATTTTGTTCTTTTCTTGTTGAAGTCTTCTTTTTTCTTTCTGCCCAAACTTGCCAAGAGGAGTGTCTAAGAAATCCTTAAGTTCTTGTCTCTGTGCCTGAATCTTTGCTTGTCTTCGCTTCTCCTGACGTCTTGCTCGGAGACGACCACTGGGTGTCTGCCTGTCATGTTTTTTCTCCAGTCTTGTGCAATCTCGACATCGATAACGCAGACCATCTACTGCCGTGGACTTGCGTTTGTTACTAAGAGCAAAATGCTCTGGGGTTCTGGGGAACCATTGCTTGCAGCAAGGGCATTGTTTTTGTTCTGCCTCATTTAACATCGCAAAAAGTTTTCAGAAGTAAGTACAGAAGTAGGTCTTTGCGCCCACGCACCCGCTAAAGGAAATCGACCACCCCTGGGGGGGTCTGCGAAAATCGAGGTTGCTGCCCAGATGTTGCCCTTTTTGTTGCCCTTTTCTGTCATATCCTGCTCGATCCCAGTGTTTCTGAGGTATGTCGGTTCCTGCCCTCGCCACCAACTAATTATTTCTATAAGTTCGATAATGTTATCTTAACGAACATATAGCTCAAAATAACGCCTAAAGTTGTAGGAGGATCAAGCGTGCGTAATGTTAACGGGCATCTGCTCAATCCTTGGGCTTCTGCTCAGACTTGTATTCAATCTCCGCTTTTCTCTTCGCAATCTTCTTCATGGTGTCCAGGTGTTCCTTCCTCATCGAGTGCTCCACAGACACATCCTTCTTCATTCGCTCGGCAAGAAACTCAGGATGATACTTGGCACAGATCCACTGTCTGGCACGGATGGAAACATCTGCAGCTCTCGGATCAATCCGCCCCTGTTCACACTCTTTGGCAAGATACTCAATATGTTCAGCATGACGCATTGCCCTCTCATTGAGAGCAGACATGTACCGTTCCTGATGATTCCGGTTCAGCACCTGGTACAGTGCATACCTCGTCATCCCATACAGTTCTGCAGTTTCCTGAAGACTCTTGCCATCGGCAATGTGATTACAGAATGCTTCGACATCCTCATCAGAATATTTCCGGTTAGATTTCTTGGGTGCAGTCATCATCATCACTGGGAAAGAGTTTGAAATAATCGGGATGGTTTGGATGGAAGATCTTTATCGGCAGGAGCGTTCTCCCCTGTCGATCTTTCCGTCGTGCCCAGGTAGCACACTTGAACTTGCCACAGAAATCATCCTCCGAGACGACCTCACCTTTTGGTCTGGTTCTTCGGCAGAGGTTGTAGTGTTCCGTCGCATAAAAATGACAGCAGTTCTTACAGACTCCTGGAATGTATTGAACCTGTGCGTGTTGGATTTCAGTCATATTTCCTTTCTGTCCCTATCTTGTCCCTATCTGTCCCTATCTCCTTAAAAAACATAGGGACAGAATTACTTCAATAATTTAAGTTATTTACAACGCAAAACACTTACTGTCCCTATGTCCCTATCAAAATCGTGCAAAACACTGGGAAAGTACAGACCCCTCTCTCCCCATGCTCCTATCCTCTCTCCTTTTCCTTTCAATGTTTTCTTATAGAATAGATAGGGACAATAGGGACAATAGGGACAGCCCAGTATTTATGCGGCCTCCAGCGTCCCTATCTCCTTTCCCAACATAGGACCAGATAGGGACAACCTGATCATTTTTCTGGTCGATACTCATAAACCCGTCCCTCATCAGTCCGTACTCTGCACCGTTTCCAGCGCAACTTCTTCATGATGTTGCCGATCCGAATCTCATCCTGCCGTTTCCACTGGTTCTTGTGTTCAAAGTCCAGAGCCTCTGAAAACAACTCTTCCATCGTGGCAGCATGTCGTTTCTCCAGCCATCGACTGATTGGACCCATCCAGGCATCATCCTGATCTCGATCCTCCTGCAGCAGCAGCACGGTCTTCCGTGCAGACTCACCGAGCAGGAAGGTTTCACCCTGCTGGTAGCGCCTGACGGCTTCCGCCAGCAGAAGATCGCGTTCCTCTCTCAGCAGTGACAGATCCACCTGTCCACACCGAACAGGCCAGAACCTTCGGTTGCCTGTGGCATCATTAAGATACTGATCCGCATTGGTTGTCCCTCCAAAGACACAGGTCCTCGGTACATCAATCACATATCTGCCATAGGCAGGTCGGTATCGATCCACTCGACAGGTTAGGAAGGACTTGACGGTCTCCACATCAGACTTGCGGAGTCCAGCCAGTTCCCCAACCTCAATCAACCAACGTCCTGCCAGTTTCTCCGCAGGTTCCTTCCCGTCAAACTTGTTGAGCTCACTGAAGTACCCTCCAGCAAGGATTTCAAAGATGCTGGACTTGCCAATCCCTTGAGGACCTTCCAGCACCAGCATATGGTCAAACTTGGTTCCAGGTTCATAGGCCCGTGCCACTGCTGCCAGTAACCAGCACTTCCCCACATCGGTTGTGTACTCATCGACCTCTGCTCCGCAGTACCGTGCCAACCAGGTATCGAGTCTCTCGGTCCCATCCCATTGCAGAGCACTGAGCCAGTCCTGCAGAGAGTTCCGCACATTCCGGTAGGCAACAAGGTGAATGGCCTGATCCACGATGTCTCTGCCGAGTCTCCGCATTCCCTCCAGGGACTGCATCTGTACGGTCAACTCAAGAGTTCGACTGTCATCCCACTGAATGATTTGCCCATCGAAATCCTCAGTCTGAATCTGCCGCAGGAATTCGTCATACCAGACAGAGAGACGTTGCTGCTGAATCAACTCACGGCAGTTGTGCAGATTCGGAATCAGAACCTGCTGCCCTTGCTTGTTGATCTGGTAGTGCAGATTACCCTGCTGAACCTCCACAGGTGCAGCTCTGCCCTTGGATTGCTGGATGGCACTCTTCGCTCGTTGTTGTCGAGGTTCCCAACCGTTTTCCTTGGCACGGAAGATCAAGGTAGCTCCGGTGATCCGTGACGGCTCAAACTTATTCCATCGTCGTTGCGGATTGTTCTCGTTGTTCCACTTTGCAGACTGCTTCGACCAGTTCTCCCAAAGAGGGAACCCTGCATCTCCGAGTTCGGCCTTGATTGCCATGCCCACCTCAACCCAGGTGTCCCGATCCTCATACCCTGGGACATGCTGCAGGACCTCTTCCCAGTTTGTATCATCAGGGAAGTCCTTCTTGGACTCCTGCACTTGCTCGGCATCAAAGATGATTCTGCCCTTGACCTCTGCCTGTTCTGCTTCCTTGAAAGGAAACGGATCAGGATGAGGATTCAGATACGCATCAGGATCATGCGAAAGAAAACAGAGCCTGGAGAGATCCTTTACCTTGAAGTCAAAGTATTCAATCGGCAGTTCCAGATACTCAGAGAAGTGATTTTGAATCTGTTCAAAGTAGTCGAGATGATTTTCGGTGGTAGCATCGGTGCGGACCCCAAACTTGACCCCTCGTTGAGACGGTGAGAGGTAGCACCAGGCAATGTATCGGGAGAGTTTGAGGAGGTTGCGGATCTCCTTGGCCTGCTGAACCTCCAGCTTGTCAATGTCTCCATGTCCAATCTGGTTGTAGATCTGGATATTCGGCTTCCTCGTCTTTGGATCGTAGGCTTGCCGTTTGATCGAATGATACTGTCCATAGACACTGAAGCAGACGAGATCCTGCTTCTGTTCTCGGTACTCCTCAGAGTCAAACCCAAAGGTCTCGCCAATCGTGACCAGATCGATGATGAACTCCCGATAGACATCACTCTGAATCATGTCAATGATGCTGCCCATCGGCTGGACATAGGTGCTGACCGTGGTGTAGCAGTTGTTGTAGACAGAAACCGGAAGGTCTGCCGTGTTCCAGGTCTCTGTCATCACTGCATCCTCAGAAGGGAACATCTTCTTCAGTTCCAGTCG